GCAAAAGATTGTTTATTGGCAAGCCATCAAACAGTTGCAAATTTCAACAAAATTTCAAACCATAAAAAATCTCCCGCCGCAAATAAGGCTAAATCAAACAGGAGAAGCCCAAATATACGCTTTTCGTTCGACTTTTTACAAATGGTGGATTCCCGTTGTAATTTCACTTATCTCTCTGCTCATATCAATAACCACACCAATAATCCAAGCATGGCTATAATTAAAGATATCAGCTAAGGAACAACGGAAAATTCGGGTAACGTAATCTAAAACAAAGGCGTTTATCTGGATTTTCCTTTTTATAATTTTTCGTTCATCCCGTGTCAGCGATCTACTTATGCTAACTATAGTTACTCTTTCACCTTCGCTCTTACCTCCAGAATTTAAACTATTTCTTTTCATCAATTTTATTAAGTATTACGGTCACAATACTTCCGATGGAAGCCAAAGAAATCACAATACATAAAATAGCAAATACAGCATCTCCCATCTTCATATCACCTCATTTACTATTGACACAAATGTTTACATTTTCTTCCTTGTCTTCTATACTGTAAGTACAGGCCCCGCCAGGCTAAGTACATAAGAAAGGAGATTACAATTATGAAGCTGAATCCCGACTGTGTTAGAGACATATTATTAACAGCAGAAGAAAATTGTGATTTTTTAAGTCCCTGGGACTTCCATAAGGGCGATTCTATTGACCGCTTAAACAGCTACTCACATGAAGAAATCGCTTATCACATACGACAGTGTGAACTATCCCGATTATTAGAGGCTGTCGAATATTGTGATGGCGGTGATTGGATTACCATTACGGATTTAACCCCTGATGGGCATAAATTTCTCGCAGATATTCGTTCGGACACTGTTTGGAAAGACGTGAAAGAAGTTAGTCAAAAAGTCGGTTCTTCCTCTCTTTCTTCACTTTCCCAAATTGCGACTGGTATAATTTCTGCAATAATTAAATCTCATCTTGGAATTACATAAAGAGACGTTTTACTACATACGTGGTACATTCTTTCATCTCTGTCTCATTTGGAAGACTGTACCCCTTTTTTTTGATGTAATAAATTATCGCAGTGCATGATATATACCTTGTCAACCATCCGGCTGCGGATATCACTGTTGTAATGGCAAATAACAATGCCCACACTCATTTCACCTCCTCATTTCTTATTGACACAATTGTTTACAATTTCTTTCATATCTCCTATAATCTAGGTACAGGCGCTGGCACGCCGAGTACGAATGAAAGGAGAATACCAATGACCGAAAACCAACAAAAGTTATACGATTTTCTTAAATCAAAAGGTGGTTCCGCGCATCTAATGGACTGCGCTATGCGGTTAGATATCTCCGATGAGAATTACAACTCGCGGTAAACACACTGGTACAGTCTGGTATCATTTCAAAAGATGCATATGTCCAACCTACTCTAAGGATTATTTAATCTCACATGGCCGCCGATTCATGGCGGTCATTTCATGTAATCCGGTATCTCAGTCATATCAAAGATACTCACATCAATTTCTAATGTTAGCATCGGGGGTTATCGCACGGCGGAACCTCGAGCTTTAAGCTTTTGACTCCGTATAACTCTTTCCCGTTGAGCACTATGCTGGTCATGTTACCCAGTTCCGTACGCCTATAATCAATCCTTAATCCCGGGTATGGTAATTTGATTTCTTCCTTCACTTTTCCACCTCCTCATTTCTCATTGACACAAACACATGTTCATGGTATATTTACTTTATCGAACATAAGTTTGTATTACTGGCGTTTAAACAGATATTCCATATCGTATTCGGAAAAATACCTTATGGATTTTGCACGCATCATCAAAATAAAAGCCTTTTTTAGTAACTCCGTTGACAATGTCACTAACAGTTTGGTATCTGCATTCTAGCAATTCACCCATCTGTGCAAAAGTAATTTTTTCAGCTTTCATTAATTCGAGTAAATGAATGTACAATGTTTTCACCTCCTTGTAATTCGTAATTCCGAATTTCATAATTGGATTATATTCCTTACTCGGTATTTTGTCAACACAAAATATACTGAATTACGAATTTATTCGGTTTAACGAATATTTGTTATTTACAAAATATCATTTTTCGTATATAATGTAGTTATACGGAAATGAGGTGAAAATGCATGGAAAAAGCCAAAATACTTGAACACTTAATTAAAGAACAAGGGTATAGTTTAAAGGCTTTTGCTGAAAAATGTGGAATGCCATATACTACATTGTACGGAATTTTGAAAAAAGGTGTTGGGCGTGCAAGCGTTGATAACGTTATACAAATATGCCAGAATCTTGGCATCACTGTTGAAGAGCTCGAAGAGATGGCTACCGGAGAAAAACAAAAATACGAGCCGTCGTATGATGACGTTGAACGCCTCATTGCCAGAAATGGGAAACAGATGTCTAAAGAACAGAAATTACGCCTGATACAGCTTTTGTCCGAAATAATTGAATAATTCTGGAGGACAAAATGAATTCTGAAAAACTCCATCAAAAAGTTTGGGAAGTCTGTACAGAGTGCGGAATTAAAGACTTCCCATTTGATTGCATCGCTGTCCTGAAACATTATGGGTTTAAAGTATTTACATACGAGCAGGCAAGATACCTGCGCCCTGAGTTATATGCCCTATGTCTGGATATGTCAGATGATGCATTTTCGGATAAAATTTTAAAGGTCGTGTTTTATAATGATAAACTCTGTATACAACGTATCCGCTTTTCATTAATGCATGAATTAGGCCACTTTTTACTGGGCCATGAAACGGAAAGCAGAGAAAATGAATCGGAAGCGGACGCCTTTGCTGCCAACCTTTTAGCACCTGAGGCACTGATAAAGTACAAAAATTTCCACAGTGCCCCGTCTATCAGCAGTTATTTTGGAATTTCAATAGCTGCTGCCAACCATATAATGATGCGGACAAAATACCGCTCTTTCTGGAGCACAGATAAGTATGAGGCTAAGCTTTTGGCTTACCTATACCCAAATTCCTCGAGGATTCATTTTGGAGAGGATGGTATTGTAACGTCCGTTAAATTTGATAACATATATTATCTGGTTAATAATTGAAAGGGAGGACAAATATATGACATATAAAGAATTTTTAACATACTTGGAAGAAAATTTTGACGGATACGTGGTATTTATGGAAAAGGCCACGAAATTTCAGGAGACAAAAAATCAGAAAAGACCGGCTAAAAGCCGTTGGAAAGAGGCTAAGGTGGAGAAAGCGGTCCGTGAGATGTGGAACAAAGCCATGCAGCCACTCTATGACAATCTGAAACGAGAAATAAAATCAGGTATCCCTTATAAGTGGATAGAGTACATAGAGCAGCATGAGGTGCTGGAAGGACTTCGGGATACAATGGCGGATTTGAGTTTTGGAGACATGGATTAGATAAAAAGGAGGGGTTTTTATGAAGATAAGATTTGCTGTCTTGATCAGCATTTTATCCGTAACACTCATGTCAGGATGTGGCTTTAATACAACTGTCGAAGACAAGGAACAAGAGGCTTTTGACAAAAGAATGGATGAATTAGATAAATCCATCAAAGAAAATCAAGCCTCCATTGATGAGCTTGGAAAATCCATCGAAGAAAAGGCCGAATATATTGACTCAATAGGGAGTGAGAATGAAAAACTAAACCCCGAAGAGGACAAAGATGAGTGCTCAGTATTTGACTTTTCATATCAAGATTTTATAAAAAATCTAACAACTAATCTTGAAAGTGTAGGCATATCCACTGGCGAAACAAAGTACTTGGACTCTGTTACCTTTATAACGATTATACTACCGGATAATTCATCCGGAACTATAAAAGTATTATCAGATGATTCACAAAATGTATCCTGCATTATTGTCCCCATAGAGCTAGTTAGCGACGATATACTTGCAGCCATTACAGAAATTATTGACAACACTATCTCAGTGACAAAAGAGGATATTGACTCTGGCCCTTACACTGTTAATGGTGTCTTATATTTATCGAACGACCGCACACTTAGCATATTACCTGATGAGTAGATGTAGATTAATCCGCTTCGGCGTTTTAATAAAATATATTTATGAGGAGGATTCTTATGAAGAAAAAGATTGTAACACTATTTCTAACAGCTGTTTTATGCGCATTTGCTACAAGCTGCGGAAATAATGCAAGCGAACCAAAGGCTAATGACACGACAGCAAAGGAGGAAGTAAAAGAACCTACTGATCTGACTGGTACTTGGGTCTCAGAAGAAAATGATGGGTCTTATCAGGAGGCTATAATCACTGAAAACACTATTGAGATAAACTGGGTATCAGATGGGGGTAAAACAAAATCAATTTATTGGATTGGATCATATGAAGCACCCGCTGATTCCACAGATAAGTATTCGTGGACATCTGAAAAAGATAAAGAAAAAACAGATTCGGCGTTATTAGCATCGCAGGATGACACGAAAAGTTTTACATATGAGGATAAGAAAATAAGCTACGAAGTTTCGGTCATGGGGACTACCAGCACAATGGAACTTTCACAAGTCTCAAAAGATATTCCTGAAAATCCCGTATCAGAAGAAGAACCACAGGCCGAAACAGCCGGTAATGAGGCACCTGACTCTCAAAGCCAACAGTCTGAAGCATCATACGAAGTTACATATCAAAATATTTCATTCCACCAGGATATTATTGGAAATATATGGTCTCAGGCAATCGTCGAGGTGGCAAATACCGGAAATAATGATTTATACTTAGACCGCAGCTCCTACGAACTTGTGTCTGAGGATGGAACCATTATCCACACAACAAGTAATACATTTACTCCATATCCGCAAATATTATCACCTGGTGAAAAAGGCTACTACTATGAAGAAACTAGTATGGATGCTGGAACTCCTACTGAAGGGATATCTATTACCCCGCATATCAGTGCTCAAGCCTCAAAAAATCAAATTGTCCGTTTAGAGGTAAGTGCCACCGAAATATATGATAAAGAAATGGGAAGTATTGATCTACACGGAAAAATTAAAAATACTACAGGCGCGGAGCAAAGCAATATAAATGTCGTTGCTATTCTTTTTGATGGAAACGGGCAGCCCATAGGGCAGCTTTGGACCATACTTATGAATCCTATTCAACCCGATGAAGAAATAGGATTTGAATTAGAACCCATGAATTTACCGGATGATATAACGAAGGCATCTATAGCAGATTATAAGGTTTATGCCTATCCAGAACAGTACCAGTTTTAATCGTAACCCAAATAATTAAACTATAAAAAACCGCCCCAGTGTTACCAGCACCAGGACGGCCTATACCTCCGAAGAGATACGTACATCGCAAATACATTGTATCATCTTCGGAGCAGCCATGCAAGCGGAACAAAAGTTCGCTGGCTGTTATTTTTGTACCTATTTTTACATATTTTACAGAGAGGTGATACAATGAACACACTTGAAAGAGACTGTATCTATTTAAGAAAGTCCCGTGCAGATCGGGAAGCCGAAGCACGCGGAGAGGAGGAAACCCTGGCCCGGCATGAAAGAATCCTGCTTGACCTTGCCAAACGCCGCGGTTGCCACATTGGAGCCATTTACCGGGAAGTAGTATCCGGCGAAACAATATCTGCCCGGCCTGTGATGCAGCGCCTCCTGCAGGAAGTGGAATCTGGTATGTGGGATGGCGTTCTGGTCGTAGAGGTGGAGCGTCTTGCCCGCGGTGATTCTATTGATCAGGGCGTTGTAGCCCGTGCTTTTCAATATTCCGATACAAAAATCATAACCCCGGCAAAGACTTATGATCCCAACAATGAGTTTGATGAGGAGTATTTTGAGTTTGGCCTCTTTATGTCCAGAAGGGAGTACAAGACCATAAAGCGTCGACTGAACGCCGGACGTCTCTCATCTGTGCAGGAAGGCAAATACTGTGGCAATAAACCACCATACGGATACGAGCGTGTGAAGCTGCAGGGGAAGGGGTTCTCTCTCCGGCCGGTCCCTGCCCAGGCCCAAATCGTGCGGTTGATGTATAACTGGTACGCATATGGCGTTAGTGGAGAACGCCTGGGGATGCAGAAAATAGCCAGAAAGTTAAATGAAATGGGGATCCCTACGTTATCGGGCAAACCCTGGTCTCCTGCCACTGTTGTGAACATACTGGATAATCCTGTTTACACCGGAAAGATACGCTGGAACCGTAGAAAAGCGGTAAACAAGATTGAGGACGGAGCTGTCGTAAAGACACGTCCGCGGAGTAATGATTACATAATATCTGATGGTTTACACGAACCCATAATCTCCCAGGAGCTTTATGACCTCGCCCAGTGTTATAGGCAACAAAATCCTCCCAGGCCCATAGGTGTCATGAATGCGGTAAAGAATCCGCTCTCCGGCCTTGTCCACTGTGGGAAATGCGGCCACAGCATGGTAAGGCGGCCTTACGCTAACCGGAAACAGGAAGACACTCTCTTGTGCCCGTATACATCCTGTGACAATGTGAGCAGCCGGCTGTCCCTGGTTGAAAAGGCAGTCATTGCCGGCCTGGCAGAACTGGTACAGAGCTATAAGGTGAATGACACCCTCAATGACAACAACGGAGTGGATATCATAGCGGCAAAGGAAAAAATCCTTGTAGAAAAACGCGCAGAGCTGGATAACCTTACCGCACAGAAAACCAGACAATATGACCTCTTAGAACAAGGGGTATACACAACGGAGATATTCCTGGAACGATCCGGAGCCACGGCAAAACAGATCCGTGATTGTTCCGCAGCCATTGAGCGGATCTCTTCTGAGCTGGATCACGACCGGGAACTCCTTGCACAGAAATTCAACTTCATCCCCAAATGTGAACATCTCTTATCCAATTACTGGGACTGGGACATACCGACCCGGAACTCCGTGCTTAAAGAGCTGATCGAGAGAATCGACTACACAAAAGACAGCAAAAACGGCTTTAAACACGGTGACGAGATCACATTTACTCTGGACATTTACCCCAAAATCCAATAAAAAGCTTATTGATAACCTCTATGTACTGACGAATAGGCACATAGAGGTTATCAATGGTCTGTGATTCGTCGAAAAATGTCTACGGGCTTTTATTGCCCGTATAGATTAGATGTGGTAATATATCCATAGAGATGAAATCAGATATGATAGCGGAATGGCCGGTACTGTAATGGTGCCGGTCATTTTGCGTATAAGCGTACGGCCTGCCCCGCAGAGGCTTATACGGGCAGTTACGTTGCCAGCGCCGGATAACTGCACCGGGGCGCAATCGGGTTGGTGGGTGACCGGCCTGTAACAATGTCGTAGGCAGGTACGGCAGCATTACAGGTACTTTGGCTCAAGCCTATGGGCCGCCAGGGGAGCTGCACCCCTGGTACGCTATCCGGCCCTTCACCCGGTATTTCCTAATCGGGATGGCACACTATACTGGAAAAGGTTGCTGATGCTCCTCTTCCCATTCCATTTCCATCTCATATAATTTTTCAATCCATTCTATATAATTCATACTTTTAGGCTTCTTTACCTTAAAAAATTTTTCCAAGGCTGTTATTCTGGTCCCAATCATAATACTCCTTTCCCGGCGCATAACCGGGCGCCGGTCCGGTGGTTCCTATTTGCATTTCCGGTCTTTGAGTAACACTACAATGATTCCTGTGCTGACAATGATCTGCACGACGTCTAATATAATTTCTATGGTAGCCATACTTGACAATGGGCAAAGAAAACGATATCCTTATTTTAAGGGAAGGGGCTTTCGCCCCCGCCCCCTAATCTAGCAGATGATTGATTAAATCAATCAGGGCTTGGATTAGTTGGATTGTTGCGGTAATGAGAAGGATGCTTGCGAGGCGTTTCTCATTGCCGCTTTTCTTTTTCTTCCCCATTGTTCTCACCTCCTTTCTATGATTACATTATAAACCATTTTTAGTTTATTATCAAGAGTTTTTAAACTTTTTTTGGATTATTTTGTTGACATTAAAACAAGATAGTTTTACAATAAAATAAAAGGAGGTATTCGACATGTTAGTTTATAAAATCAATGTCATAGACACATTAAAAGAAGCAGGCTACAACAGCACACGCATACTGAAAGAAAACATATTAAGCCAATCCGCAATGCAAAAGTTAAGAAAAGGAGATATGATTGGAATTAAGACACTTGAACAGTTATGTGAATTATTGGATATGCAGCCTGGGAATATCATTAAATATGTAGAGAACAAAAATAAACCAAAATAAGTTTAAATATATATTGACTTTAAACCAAAAATGGTTTATAATATAATTAAGTTAAGAGATTAACTTAATGACCGGGCAAGCGGGGAAAGGAGGACGCATGGCGGACAACATGACAGATAAACAATTCAAGACAATATTAGAAATGTTCGGAATGATTCTTGACGGTTGTAAGGACCTCGAGGAAGCCAAAAAGAAAGTGGAGAAACTGCTGGAAGAGCAAAAAAATAAGTCCGAATAGGACTTAGAGAATACCAAGGGAGGGCGGGCTTGCCACCGCTCCCACAGCAAGTAAATTATAACAAATATAAATATATATTACAAGGGGGATACAAAATGAAAAAATTTACAGGATATATTAATTACGGGGTACTCGCCGCAGAAAAAAAACAGGTTTGGACGGCAAACGCTCCCCATGCCACTGCTACTTGCAGTGACAAAGTAGAAATAGAAATACCTGAAAATTGGGAAATGTTTGAGACAAATGCAGGAGATATCATGCTCATGGCTCCGTGGGGTTGGAATTATGAACCAAATGAAGTCCTCACTGGTAACGAACATCCTTACTTTGATGTTATAGACAATGACGGCAATTCCCATCATATCAAATTGCAGTATAAAAAGATTTAAACTATTGACGGCCCCGGCGAAGAACCGGGGCCTTACAGCGTTTTACAGTTGCCCTCTGTGCGTTGATAGTTACAGTAGTGCTCCTGTTTTATTAGTATAACACTTCTTGCTGGACTTGTCCATGTATCAGGCTGCTGGCATGTTAAGATCATGATTCCGTCTCATATAATAGAGCGGAAAATTCCGCTGAACTTGTACTTGTACAGTCCAAAATTGGACCGTCCGAATAGAGCTGAAAAATCAGCGCTACTATATTGGTTTATTATTTATGCTTGTAAGCAAATACTTTATATGATACGATGCTTGCGTACACATTAACTGTGTAAAACACGAATCTGGGGACCGGCTGCGGCTGGCCCCCTTTTTTTGCCCCGGCAGTACGTCACCGGTGCTATTATTATGCGACTCGACGTCGAGCCGGATCACAACATCACTATTTAAGTGCTCCAGAGCTGTCCGTAAAGCACATTTTGCCGTTCTTATCCACGTAGTAGATCTTGCCGCCAGTACGCACCAGATTATCCGCAACCATAGCACCGTTGGCTTTGAGATAATACCATTTCCCATTATCCTGCAGCCAGCCTGTCTGCATCCATCCATTGCCGTCAAAATGGAACCATACTCCGCCGATTTTCTCCCAGGCGTTTTTGGTATAGCCGCCGTCTGAATGGCGATACCACCAGCGTCCATCACGTACCTGTATCCAGTTATTCTTTTTGAGGTACGTGTTTACGGCGGCCTTTGTCTTTTCTCCCACACACCCATCTGGATCAGCACCTACAAGGCGCTGTACGCGGATAGTCTGTGCCTCTGTATCTTGGCCAAATTCGCCGTCTGCATTTACATTGCTACCGAATGTGTTTAATGTTTTCTGCCATGCGGTCACCTCTACTCCGGTATCACCTTTTGACAGCCAATTTTTATTGTTTGCTGTCGGTGCATTACCAGACATGGCACCGCCAGTAACACCGGCGACAATAGCATTTGCCATCTTTTCTGCGGTATATCTACTTGCATCCCCTGCATTGTCGCAAAAACAGCACTCTACCAGGAGTGCCGGACTTGACGTATGCCGCAACACATAAAGACTGGGGTTCGTCTTTACGCCTCTTTTTGTGTAGCCAAGCTCTCCGATCCGGTCCACGATCCTTTGGGCATAGGGTTCTGCGGCTGTTCCCCAATTGTAGATAAATACCTCTGTTCCGTGCGCCGATCCATTATAGCAGTTGAAATGGACGGACACATCCAGATCTACGGCATGGGTATTGCATTTCGCCACGATAGCTGCAAGGTTTCCGCTTACACTGCCGGAATCCTCATCGGTACAATCATATACTGTATGCCCTACCGCGCGGAGCTTACTAATCACCAAGTCTTTTACCTTCCTGTCTTCGGTTGTTTCAGAGAATACTCCTGAAGCTCCTGGAGCCTTAAAATTGTGCCCTGCATGTACATTAATTCTCATTCCTTTTCCCTCACTTTCCATATTCAAAATATCCTTATGTATTTTCAGGATTTTCTCACCGTATCCTTTTCCCGCCGCCCATCCAGTGTGATGCGGATTCTCCTGTACTCCCAACCATTCCACGTATTCTGCCATCCCGCGCTTTACAAATTGAAAACGGGGGTCTACACATCCCTGCTTCAACGGCTGGTTGCAGGCATATGCCTTTAAGTGCTGCACCTGCGCACGTATTCCCAATTGAGGGCTAGGGAAATTGTTTCCCTTCTCCCCCTTTTTTGTTACTCCCATTCCGCAGAAATTGTTCTGATCCAGTTTGACAGCAGAACCAGAGAAAGTGAAATTCCCTGTTTCCAGACAGGACTGTGCAAAAGCGATATCGCCTTTGACACCCTCAACTTCCCCCTCTGACAAATACAAGGGGATCATATCCAGCACCGACTGCGCCGCAAATGGATTCTTACTTTTGAGATACTTCCGCATCTGATCAGCCGATGCGGTAGCCCTTCCCATTATCAAAACACCCATATATTTCTCCCTTCACCGGACATTTGCGCCGGCGCAAATTAATCTGATAAAATAGGTACTCCATAATCAACACAGCACTGATGCTCTATCCTGCATCCCCTTGCATTTTCCCATCCTGGTGCAAATACCGCCGCATCAGCCTGGCTTAATGCTTCTATACTCTTTGCCAAGCACATAAGTGCTCCCCACTCCGGGTTATCAAAAAATGTATCTAGCTCCTCTGTGTGTTCATACTGTTCTCTTACAGCAGCCATCAATTCTGCTCTTTCTGCCTTGATTTCATCGTCGTTTCGCCCTCTCATGGGCTGCGAAATAAATATCTTCATATAATTCCCTTCATGTTGGTTGCGGCGGCGCAAAAAGAGAGCGATCACTCGCCCTCTAACTCCTTTTTGCCATCTTTACTTATTAAATTCCGCAGCATCTCGTATAAGCCTGTACTGGCCAGGCCGGATATCATTCCACCCAGGATCACCTCTGCATTAATTCCACTTTCCATATTTATGAGTACCGCAATTATAGTTCCCATTGCCAATGCCGCCAGCGGAATGTACCTGTTTTTGATTGCCGGTATCGCCGTCTTGATCACATACCCTACCAGCAGGCAGATTCCCAAAATCACCGGGTTGATATAGTTTGTCAAAAAGCTTAAATCCATGATTAATACCTCCTATCGTACAACAAAGTTCTCCCATTTTTTATATGCATCTACATACGTTTCTTTTTTATCCCCGTTGTGAGTGATCTCGTAATACATGCCATCCGACACCGTAGTGCTTACCAGGGCTTTATTGTTCTGCAACGTTTTACAGCTCCACACAATAAATACATCCTCTTCGGTGATCTGTTTTCGATCCGTTTTGTCAGCGTGCTCATTAAAATAATCCATAACGGTTTTCTTGCATAATGCTAAAAATTCTTCATTATTCATTTTTCATCTCTCCTTTTCCAAATCCTCAATCCTGTGGTTGGCAACCTTCATTTTCTCTTCCAAAATGTAGGTTCTTTCCACAACTGAGTTATGCTTCTCTACCTTTTTTGTAAGCTCTTCAAGCTTATATTCCATCAATGCCCGCGTTTTTTCCTGCTGGCTTTTGTTGCTTATTAGGCAGACAATTAGAGTAACGCCTGCAGAGATGCAGGCTGAAATGATAGTTTCCATGTATGCTGTCTCCTTCATAATTTATATAAATAAAATAAGACCGTTTCCGGTCTGGCTCTTATTTCCATAGATTTCTCCTTTCGTGTGCAAAACTCCGCTTTGGGTGGGATGGCGATACAAACTGGCAGGGTTACTATAACCCCGAAACCAAATGAACCCACTATGAAAAAAGTAACTTTCCCGAAACCCTTTAAAAGTCAGCCCGGCGTAGTGATGACAGTTATATCATCCGTACCAGGCACAAATGTTTTGGGAATTGGTACAAGTAATAATACCAAAGATGGATTTGAAGCATATGTTACAAGGATAAATAATACAGAGACAATTATGGTGTGGGTTGCAATAGGGCCAATGTAAAATAGGCTATTTTGCTGGTCCTATTGCTACCCACATTACTGTACTGGTTGTAGTTCCACTACGTGTAAGATAAATGTTGCATCCACTTTTTGTTACATCAGACGCAGATGTTCCGGTTATGGCTGTACCAGGTACTGAACTGGCAGGGCAAGTAATGACAACCGGTGCTGACGCAAACTCACGGCTAAACACTACTTCTTTTGCAGTTGGTGTGTTTGCTTTTGGCGTAATATCCACTCTTCCGGTAAGAATTTGAAATCCTCCCAAAGCGGAGTTTAGTACGTCTTCCACTGTGGTTTCTGTACCGTCACCTTTTTTATGCTTCACCTGTGCGCTGTCAGTCTCAAAATGATACGTGTCCCAATCTGCCCCATTGTTAATTTTAAACTGTGATTTTTTTGTTGTAGCCATAATATATACTCCTTTCAGATTTTGATCCACACTTCGCCCTTGGCCGGGCTGCTCGGTGCGGCAGTTGCTGCGGTTATCTTTGTTCCATTACCATCTGTGATCTTCTGATCCACCTGTGCTTTTGTATATGCCCCCACATCTGCAGCGGTCGGCTTATCACCAGCATGGTAAACTTTGTATCCATTGTAGATGAACTCCTTGCCAAATATCCTCATAGCTGCCTCCTATCCGGTCACCGTAACCCTGTACTTTCCTTCCGCAGGAGCTGTCGCGAACAGTAGTGTCACCACATTAACACCTGTCACCTGTACGTCGCATAATACGACATTATATGGACTTGCTTTCTCACGTACCGTAACAGTCACATCCTGGGTGTTCAGGTTGTGTGTGATAGCCGCTGAAGCGCTGGCCGGCACATCCGCACTGTACTTCTTCGGCTTGGCATTCCAAGCCGCTTTTTCGGTATCAGTTGTGAACCGATGTGTGGTATCCTGTGTTATCATACTGGCCGCATGAGTAGACGGGTGTGTGTATACCACTGACTCAGACCCATTGATCTTCACATTTCCATTTGTGGTAGATTTCTCTGTTTTAGTGGCGTCTGTCCTGGCATGGGTGCTCTGGCTGTGATCATATGCAATTTTTCCCCTGTCTCCTCGATATGCTGTAGATGCAGTTTCGCCAAGAGCTATCGTATCAGAAATGACCACATATGCTGTGCCTGACCACCTGTATGTCTTGTTTGAGGGAATATCTACATATATTTTTCCGGTCTCCCCCGGCGATTTCAGTGGTATGCGCTGCCTCTTTATAAAACTTACTGTTGTAGTAATATCCTTCCAGGACGTCATCTACAAATGACGGCAACTGAGCAGCCGGAACTTTTCCTGAACCATCCAGCTCCGCCAGTCCGTTAGCCGCCCCTTTCAGGGAGGCATTGAGTTTTAAATTCAGGGCCGCCTGCTGTGCCGTGGATACAGGTTTATTTGTATCGGATGTATTGTCCACGCTCCCTAATCCAATTTGAGCCTTTGTAACTTCGTGCGGGTTTGACTTATTCCCTATGTGAGCAATCAGGTCAGTAACTGCCTTAGATATCTTGCCAAGTGCTATGGACAGCTTTTCTCCAGACGTCAGTTTTGCAAGGGCTGTAGCCTCAGTAAACGTTGGTGTTTGGTCATTGGTTGGCAACATTCGCACATTCCCCAGACCAACATCTGATTTTGTAGTCCCGTGCGGGTTTGTCCCACTGCCAGGATGGACATATCTATTTGCTCCCTCTGCAATCCCATCTAATTTCTTTTTATCCGCTGCTGATTCTAAACCTGCAGCCGACTGTGTTGCGACAGGCAAAGGGTCCGTTCCTCCCGGCAAGTGCTCAGATACATGCACAGGATATGGTTCTACATTTATCAGTTCCACATATTCTGCAAGGACCGTATCGCCCGCACTCACACCGGTTTTGAGTGTAAATACCGTCTGTGACGTCTCTGTCACGATCTCATTGCTCACTTTTGCCCCATTTAAAAAGACAGCCCAGCGCTCCGATGCCCGGGCGGTATTTCCCGCCGGTCAATGTAAAGGCTGTCTGTCCCGCTGTGGCCGTGAAACGCTGCTGTTTTACAATATAACTTGTAGGGTCATCATTCGCGTTCAGTGTCCCATCCGCCGTGATGCTCAGATTGGTGCCCACTTTAATACCACCTAATACCGTAGCACTTGCTACCGGTGGCGTAAAAGTGGAAGGTTTATCGGTAACTTTTGCCCACGCGATCGTATCCTGCCCCGCCAACCTGCAACCAAGCATTGGCGGCATTGTCCAGCCAGATTTTTTTTGTATCTGTCGCAATATACAGTGCTTTACTACCGGTGGCCGTCCCTTTATCTGCATCCAGGCCTACTGTTATCTTTGTAGGTGTAAACCCCAGCTTTTCCACGATCTTAGTCTTTGTCAGCTCGTTAAGGATTGTTGCCGCCGATTTGTTTTCGACGTTTCCAAGTCCCAGGTCCGTTTTAGTAGTATCATGTGGATTTGTGCCACTACCAGGATGAACATACACCTGTGTCTCAGATCCGTTGATTTTTATATTTCCGTTTGTGGTAGATTTTTCAGCCTTGGTTGCCCCCGCGGTGATTCCATCCAGCTTTGATTTGAGAACTGAAGTAAATGTCTCACCGGTGTATGTATATATGATGTTTTTCCAGGCACCATTGACATACACATAGACCACATGATCTGTTGTGTTGCAGTATATCTGACCCTCTACAGGGCTGTCCGGCGCAGTAGCAAGATTCTGTATTCTCGCATTCTGCAGCTCATTCTTACCCAAATTTAAATTAGTTAATAAATCCATTTTTCCTCCTAATTGAGATACGCTTTTCCCGCAAAACCAGCGGTAAATGTTACCGTGAGGTTGTTACGGTCAATATAACGGATATCGCCTACGACAACGGAACCGGCGCTGTCTACCACGGTAACACTGGGATACTTATTAAGGTTGTGTGCAATCTGCCACACGGCTTGAGCCGATATCTGCGTATGTGTATATGTGACACTCATGCCGTCTTTACCATCCTGCCCATCTTTACCGGCAGGTCCCTGCAGGTTCGTATATTTATAAGTCCCCTCGTCCTCACGCTTACACCAAGTTTTGTGCCGTCCCAGCGGTACTGTATGCTGTACCCTTGTGGCCCCTGCTTTCCTTCAGGACCTGGTATGCTTTCATTTTTCGCAGTATCTCCACTGACAGCATTGACTTTCTCAACGATGGATTTCGTAGCGGTGCCGAAGGTTGGCTCAACTACATATCCATCCGAATCAAGTGTTTCCATGGACCTCAGTGATTCGCTCATGCAGCAAAAGAGACCATTCTGCGTCCTTCGTTGTGACCACATCACCAAGGTTCCACTTTTTTTGATTACAGAGCAGCATCAGCCTCGCAGGTGTAAGAGGAAATCTTCTCACACTCAGCCAAGTTTAACTTTAGCTCTGTCCGGCAGGTTGCCTCATCTTCCCACGTCCCGGGCGTCCACAAACAGCTCATACCTGTCAAGACCCGTTTTCTCGTTTCCAATGATTTTAATGACTCGGTTTACTCCGTCTCCCTGTCCTCCGGTGTAAGCACAGTTTTTGTATTCGCTGCTATCCCGGATGTACTCACGATTTTCAATGTTGTCATAGTTGACATTAAAGATCATGGGCGGCCGGTCAGACTGATTTACTGTCCGGTCCACACCTTCCAAGACTTCAAATACAAACTGTTTCTTCCACGGGTCCAGTGATACACAGACGCCAAGTCCAGAGGCGCCACACAACTCCTCCAGGCAGTCAGTAAGTACGTCATACCTTGTTTGGTATGTCAGCCGGTCACCCCTGCCGGCGCTTTGTTTATCACAAGCTTAGGGATTTTTCTTTTACTGTCCGCAGGGGCAACTGCATTTGTGTTAACCAAAGCAGTCATGATATCTTCTGCTGCGGCCTTGTTAAATTCGTGGTGTGCCTTCCCCTTGGGCGGGACTGTTATTCTCTGTGTGAGCATATGGAGTAGAGAAAAACCTTTGAGTTCCACAGTTCCTCCCTCTTCATCGTCCACTCCGATATACTTTATAATCCCTGTTTTCCTGGTGTCATTGTCCAGCATGATGATATTTCCATCATGGAATAACCGGTCATACATAACAGAGGAATGAATCTCAAAATCTCCATAACTTTTCCATTTGCTGACATGGATCAGGGCCGTGTAGTCTGTGATCTCCCGATAAAATTGATATCAGGGTCAAAAAACCGAATATTTATCCGCTTATCCATATGGCACCCGTCACCGCCCCTCCAGGCTCTGTAGCCTGTGCAAAAATATTACGCCAGCCGGTACCCTGCACATTTTTAAACCATGCTTGAAATTGGCGGTCAAATTCCTCCACCATTTCTTTGTATCCGGTTAAATTTTTCGGCCGGATCTCGCCGCATACCGCAGTATTAAACCTCTCGTCCGTTATGGATATCTGACCGGTCACAGGCACATCAATGCGATACAGGGATAACTCATATCGTGACGCATCTCTCGTGAGGGCTGGCACTGTGGGTGTACTACCGGCAGTTCCCGCTTTGAGCACAGCCTGTATTGTTTTACTTTCATAATCCAAGCGCAGCACAAGACGATAGATCACTTTGTAGGTGCTATTACGAGTGATCGGTATGGTTTTGTTGCTGTCGTTGTAATAAAAAAAGCCCTGCATGATAGCAAAAACCTGGCGTTAAAACCACCGATTCACCGCTTAGTGAGGCTGATAGAGTAAGGCTACCGTTACTCCCCCTACTCAGGCCATCCTCATATATATTTTTAAAGTACCGGTTGAACTCATCTTGTCCGTACTCAGTATCTCCGTTAAAAAAACCATAGCTTTCCATGTATATTCCTCCTATACTCCCAGATTTTCTTATACCGGATGATGACGCTCTGTGGATTCAAGTCATTCTGGGTGCTGTATTCCAGCAGGTTATCCCCCAGCCGCAGGGAAAAGAAGGTCGAGCCCAGGTCGATATAATCAAACGCATCCTCCCGAATACCGTTTCTCTCAATCTCCACAATCTTATTTCGGAATGCTGTGTTGATAAACAGTACGTCATCACTGGTAAGGGTCCGGTTTACCTGTACATATTCTCCCGTGGTCAGGTTTGTCACTCTGGGATTCTCTGCAGGACCGTGAAATTCTACCTCTATGGGCGTTTCTACATGTCCATCATTTACAATATTCACCCTGGGATCTCCGCGTCGTTTCATGTGAAATGGGAGCTTGAATTTCCATTTCCAGCCATCCACCCACGTGCTGATTGCCTCCATTAAGTGATATGGGGTCTGGAAATCTGGATCTACGCAGACAAGCTCCAGTAAGCAGGAA